ATTCAACCATCAAGAGTCCCTGACTTGGCAGCATCAGCAAGAAGATCAAGCAGAGACTCAAGACGACGTTCTTCACGATCTTTCTCACTTTCTTCCTTATCAGACATAATTTTTATCCCGTCACGGAGAGCCTCGACCCGTTGCTTATCCTCCTGAAGATCAAGCTGACGATTCTTGGTTGCCAGAGTTGCCGCGTCCTTGATGGCCGAGAGTTGTACTTTCTCTTTGTCAAGTTCACTGGAGGCTGACTCTTTGATCCCGTCAAGCTGTAGTGCTGCCTTGTCGAGTTCAAGACGGGCTGTGTCGTTGGCAAGCAGCTGCTGTTCCGGGCTGCCCCCGGCGATAATCTGTTGGTTCGCTGTCATAACCTTGGCGGCGGCGTCGGCAATGATCTGATCCTGCATCCCCTGCTGGACGGCCTGTGCATACATCTCCGGCGGGACAGTCTGGGCGACGACGCCTTCGATCTGTGTCTGGTACCGGAGCATCATATGTTCCCGGATGTTCGCCTCAATGACCGGGACGAACTGGGCCATTGCGGCAGAGGCACCTGCGGTCGGGTCTTGCAGAAAGTTTGTCTTCACTTGGATGTGTGCCTCGTGGTTCTGTCCCGGGAAGGCCGCAATCGGTCGGCCCTTCGATACCGTTATAATATCTGTGATCGGGTCGGCAGGTTCGGCCTGTTCAGGTTTTGGGATTACCTGATCAATGTTCGGGAAGTCTGCCGCCTCCAGAACCTGACGGATGAGTTCGGAGGTGTTGAACGTGCCCGGGGGTGACTGGGCAGAGAACTGGAGAGCCATCGAGGCTAATGAGATACGATGTGCCCGGGACGGGATGTTCGGGTCAGAGACAGGGAGAACATCGACCCGGCCGTCAAAGTCCTGCTGGAAGACTGTCATGTCCCCGTCAGGGGTGGCGTACGGGTAACCGTTGACCGGGACAAAATCATAGTTGATCCGGGCAAGGATTTTGAACTGTTGACGCTGGGCCGCATGGAGACGCTTGTGGACAGCCGAGAAGAACTTGGCAGACGCCTCTAGCAGGGCCATTGTTGTCCCGACAGGGCCGTACGATGCCGCATCGGAGACGACCTGATCTGTCTGGTCCGCAAACTTCTCGGCGGCAGAGGAGACAAATCCGAGGAGTTGGAACAGGGTCTGGGACGGTTCCTTGTACGGGAGATTGACGATAGACTTTGACAGGTCCATCCCCAGAGTTTCGACTTCCTTGAATTCGCCGGGGCTGATCGGGTCGCTGTCCCCGACGACACGGATACCCTTGGCCTTGAACCCGCCGGGGAGATTGGCGAACTGTCCGGCGTCTACCAGTGCCCGCATAGCAGAGGTGGCCGTCATGGTCAGATTACCGATCAGATGGATCAGTCCGAGACCGTAGAAGCCGAAACCGGGGACATAACGGTAATGGGTGAAATGGATCATCTTCTCGGAGAGCGGGTCGTCTTCGAGATAGTTTCTCCGGATCGAGAGAACTGTCCGTGAATCCTGCTCTACCGTGATGATGTAGGGGTAGGGACGGTCGTCATCTTCTAGCTGACACGTCACGTGCTGTTCAAGAAGAGTGTACTCAGGGTCTTCCCCGCCGGAATGGAGACCCATGATCTGGTCAATCTTCTGGGCAATTTCATTGTCTGAACGCGTATCTGTGGCTTCTGGGAGGTCTTCGCCTAGATCACGGTACATCCCTGAACGGATGTCTGCTTCTAGGTCGACCGCCGACTTGTAGATAACATGGGTATACCGTTCCGCCTTGCGAAGATCGGTTGCAGAGTACGAGACATAGAACTGATCAATCGGGATGTGCTCTGCTGTCGGGCGGGCCAGACCGCCGTCATAATACATTTTTACAATTGCAGAGCCGACGATGGGGAGATGGAAAAGCATCCGCTCCATCTCGTCAAAATATTCAGGCATTAGTTCGGTAAGTTCGTAGTTCATAAACTTACGGACACGGTTAGACTGTTGGACAATCTGAGAATCAGGATCACCGATGATCTGGGTCCGGACAGGTCCGTTGGCCGGGAGAAGCTCCTGACTGGCCTTGGACTGGAACTTGACAGCGGCTTCGATAATCAGGGGATGGGTAGCGGCGCACGATCCTTGGAAGGCCGTCCCGGTCTCCTCGAACTTCAGCCCGAGAAGGTCGAGACCATTGGTCAGGGTCTCGTCCCATTCAGAACGCGAATCGCGGTCGGCCTCGAACCCGTCGATGACTTTGTTGACCACATATTCTAACTCATCGTCCCCGACGTACTCGGCAATATTTGCAAAGTGGGGGATTTCTATCTCGACCACGGTCTCCTCCGACAGATATTCCATATCCTCCGGGGAGAGGGACAGGTCCGACAGATCGAGATCGTCTAGTTCTAGCTCGATCCCGTCGGGTCCGGGGTCTTCGTCCGGGGTTATTGATCCGAGTTGATAGTTTTCGATGAGTGACATCAGATTGCCTTCGGTTCGTAATTGTTAGATCGTTCGACGACAGAGCCGCCTTTCTTGAACTGTTTAATTTTATAAGACGGAAGTGTTTTTGCATAGTTAGTAAAATACTTGGTGTTCTGAATATCAAAAATGTTGAGGTCTGCCCCTTCTGTGGAGGCTCGTAACGCTTCGAGTATTTTTTTAGCGTATCCTTGCTTTCGGTACTCTGGTTTAATTTCGATATCAACGATACCGTTGATCTGACCAGTCGTAGCATCTCGGCGGAGCTTTACGTTTCCGACAAGATTTTTTCCAGACTCGTCTGCGACACCATAGTGTAATACGGTGTAGTCCGACGACCCCCGTACCGGCGTTCCACCTATCAAATTAACGCTGTTGTCGGGGGTAGATAGTTGATGAAACCCCATCCCTGCGTCAAATTCTTCCAGCTTTAAAGAAGGATTATCAATAGGCGGGACGGACATTGAATCATCTTTTTTTAGTACTTGTCTGTTTACCGCCGTCCCGCTTTTTCTGGTCTCAGCATAGCCCATCTGATCCGGATCACTATTTCTCGTACTGCCCCGGAGACGCATAATGGGAGGTTTCGGCATTTCAAATATTTTGTCTGGTGACAACGGACCTTCAACTTCTTCTGCTCCGCGCAGATACTTTATTTCAGCTTGAATAGTTGGTCTATCTGAAACGATAGCTTCAGCTACTCTGGTGTTTCCTTCAACGATGAAAGGTTGTCCATCTTCCCGCACGTGAATTAAAATAGGACTAGGATTGTATCCTTCTGCTTTGATAGATTTTTGTAAGTTTCCTAATTTCTCACCAGACATTCGGGACAGTTCTTCGCTCATGGCTCCCGGAATGTCAGAAAGTTGTTTTGGGTCAAGTTCGACAACACCTTTGTGATACCCTGTAATTGCTGTAGTTCCTAAATTTTTTCGATATGTATCTGGTTCGGCCTTTGCCATTGCTTCCGCAGCATCTTCTTTTTTATCACGAAGCCAACTTCCGCCGGGATTGTCAACTTCTAATTTGGAGGCAACTCGCTTTATAGTCGCTGCCCCGACAAACGGAAGGGCCAGACTTAGGGCAGACAAACCTGCCTGACCATAGTTACCATCACCCATATCTTTGGCAAAGTGGGCTGCGTCTAGTCCTTCACCAACACCCGGAAGCATGGACATGATCATCTCTGCCTGTTGACTAGGAGAAGCAGGGGTGTAGTCTTTGTACAGACGGGCAGATGCCAGAGACGGGCCTTGCCTCCGATCAGGAGATTGATACTCTGTACCGAAATCCGCGATCATTTGGTTGAGTTCTAAAATGTCTTGATCAGCCATACCGATACTATACTCGGCGGGCGGGTAATACCCAATAACCGCCCCGGCCCCGATTTTTCTTTGGCTCTTCGTCTTCAGGATCGTCCGGATGTGTGATCCTCCACGAATCACGGACATACAGAATAGCCATTGTCATTGCATCTACCATATCATCATGTCGTCCCGCAGGGAAGCGGAGGGCCTGATTGATAAGGTCGTCCCCCCACTCCTTCCGGGGTATCCAGACCCGTCCCGATTCCATGAACGGGGTAGAGGCGTTGACCCGGGATACCTTGTCCCGGTCCGGCATGTATTCCATGATCGGGAGTCCGGCCCGGCGAAGGTCTTGGATCAGGGACTGTCCCGACGCCTTCTTCTCGATCAGGACCAGATCGGGTCTGTGGTGATCGTACTCTTCCTGTGCCAGTCGTCTAAGTTCCGGGTACTCCCACCGTCCGTGCTCGTTCCCGAGCAGGATCAGGTTGGCCACCGCGTGTTCGGTCCCGGCCGAATCCTCCTGTTTGGTATGGAAGATGCCCCATGTCTGCATAACAGATTCGTCGGCGGACGCCTTTACCGAGAACGCCGTGTCCATCGTCTGGAGGACAAACTCGCAGGCCGGGGGGTCGGATTCGTCCCACGGTTTCAGATATCCCATCTTGATGATCCCGCCCTCGTCAGGGGTAGGGTTCTGCATGTATAGGGCTTGCCAGTATTTGGACCCATTGTTCGATTTTATCTCGGCCTCGTCCTGACGGAGCAGTTCATCCGACCTCCATTCAGGAAAATAGGACGATCCGACCGGGAGACCCAGCATCTCAGAACAATCTTCGTCGACCCATGCAGGTATTTTGATAACTTTCCACGGGATTGTCTCGACTTCCTCTGATCCTTGGTTTTTCAGGAGCCAGCCGCACAGATCATCGTCATGGTACCGGGTATTGATGATTACGATGGACCCGCCGGGCATCAGACGGGTACGGAGACCGGACGGGTACCAGTTTTTGATGTATGCCCGGCCAGAGTCCGAGAACGCGTCCTCCTCAGACATTGCATCATCGATTATGGCCACGTGTGCGCCACGACCGGCTATCTGGGAGTGGACACCGGCCGAAAAGTACGATCCGCCCTTGTTTGTCTTCCATTTACCTGCTGCCTTGGCGTCTTTACGGAGCCGGACCCCTTCGAAGACCTCCCCGAACTCGGCCGTGGCTACCAGATCACGGACAGATCGGCCAAAATCAGAGGAAAGCTGCTCATTATGACTGATTGTCAGTATTTCATGGACAGGGTTGCGTCCCATGTACCACGACGGGAAGAGTCTGGACGATATGAGCGACTTGGACGAGCGTGGTGGGAGGAAAATCATCAGACGTTGGCCACCGTGGTCTACACAACGCTGTAATTCACGGCACATTATGTCGATATGACGCCCCCATCGGAAGTCTGGGACAATAAGAGGGGCCATCAGCCGGACATAGGAGGCGAAATCGTCGTGGCTTGCCTGTACCGCCCGGGCCTTCAGAAGCTGTAGGGCTACGTGGGCAACGTCCGGGGTCGTCTGCTGGCCCAGCAGGGCTACTTCGTTGCTCAATTAATTGTCTTTGCAGTGTTTCCGATGGCTGTGTCGATCACAGTCTGGTACTTGGCAATCTCTGCGTCTAGCTGATCAGGGGACAGGGTGATCTTCTGTTCGATCAGGGCGCGTTCGACAAACATACCAAGATGCTTCCCAAGATTCTCCAGTGCCCGGTTGGCATTGGTAAAATCTTCAGACATCATTGACTGATTGTAGGTTTCAAGGAACTTGTTCACGATCTCATCAATATTGATAACTAGTTTATCCATTGTTCTCTTCCTGATATATTCGACAAATGCGTTGACCTTCGGGGCGGAGAGAAGCTCCTTGGCCCTGCCCCTGATCTGAAACGGCTTCTTCCCGTCCACAGCGTACCCGGCATTCAGGTACGCGGCGTAGGCGTCACCTGTCTCTATGAACTCGTAGGCAAACTTATACTGCATCGGGGACAGACGAAAGGGGAGAGATGTCATCTGTGTCCGGCGCAGCTTCTGGGCAGGATCATTGAACGCCTCTGGCCGGGACATAAATTCGGGGAGGTTGTTGAACTCTTCCGCCGTGTCCAGACGGAGTTCCTCCGCCGCAAGAACCTTGGGGTCATTGTCGGCCCCGTACCGGGCTTTTGACTGTCGTGTGGTCATGGGTCAAATGTAGCGTGAAAGTCCGGGGGAGACAAGGGATTAAATACACCGGGACTATGTAGTTAAAATATGGTTTTTCATGGAAAATTTTTCTGGGGGGCAATGATATGTGCGCGCGAGGCGGGGCGGTTTTCCTACCCCCCGGTCGTCATATCGACCCCGGCCCGTCCTAAGGGGGATAGTGTCGAGTCGATACCATTATGGATAGTGTCGAGTCGATACCATTATGGATAGTGTCGAGTCGATACCATTATGGATAGTGTCGAGTCGATACCATTATAGGACAGTGTTGTTGACCTATTCTCCCTAGGCGAATAGAACAGAACAAAACGTGAACACCCACGCCCGTGCCCTGCGTCAACATGCCGCACCCTGACATGTCGATTTATATTGACCGAAGCGCCGGAATATGGCAGCCGACCCCGCCCCCGATACCCTCTACCTTAGAATTATTCTAATGTATCAATCAACGCCACGGGCCGTGGAACGGTCCCCAGTCCATGCCAATTCGGCGGGGACTGTACCCCCGAGAAAACCGCCGGGCCGTGGCGGGCCGTCGTGGGGCGTCCTAGGGGCGTTCTATTGTTTAGAACGGTTCTAAGTAGTTGATATCATGGCAGGTTTGCTGTCCTATTATCGGGGCATTATGCGCGGATTGCATGGCTAGGTGCGTCAACTTGTCGCATGTACTTTGTCGGGAATGTGTGCCATCGCGCGTTCGTTTATTTAAAAACGCGGGGCCATGCGTCAGGCGCATACCAGCTATGTGATCTTATCATTGAAGTATTCTATGGTCAGTCCCCACCTGTTAATCATAGGAAAACGCCCCCCGGTCAATACGGGACGACCCCTTCGGGGGTGCGGGTGAGTACAAGCGGCCAGTCCTCTCGACGCATAGGCCACCCTTGCGCCTAGTTCCCCTGTGACAATCGGGGTGGTTCTGGCCTCTCATGCGCCTATGCGCCGCTGAGACAGCCCTTATTGGTGAGACAATATCGGGGAATGAAGCGCAAGGACGCCCCTTGAGGGCGCGATGTAGGCAAACGTCGTTCTGTAATAAGACCGGAAAACCGGCACTACGGCACGGCGGGGATCACAACCCCATACCATAGCGTATGGTAAATCCCTCGATGCATTGTCAGGTATACGCGAAACCCTGAACAAAAAATTCGCGGCGGATCACGCCTAATGTGAATATGGCCCCAAGTGATATCGCCTGTTATCCGAACGGTTTATCGGATTGGACCTTGCCAGTCCCGCGTTGAAAATCCGCAAATAGAGGCAAACGCAAACCGTGACCTAGTACGATCAAGCTTGTGACAATGCTCATAGGAGCGTCACTAGTGCCCGATCCGAATGGTACAACCTGCGTTGCGTATCCTACAAACCGACAATTTGTAGGGTCGCGCCATATGCGCCGAGAACCGGCATATATGGGGCGATCTTGCCCGGTAGTATAAGGAAAATATGACTATGACCGTATCACTTAAAACTCGCGTAAACGCGTCTCTCAAATCCGCTCGC